AGTATTAGTAGTCACCGTAGTATTAATAGTAGTTAAGCCATTGTCTTCACAATACTGTGTACCTGAAGTACAGTCACCTGTCTGATCTGAACTTACAGCAAATGACATTGTTAATAAACCTAATATAAATAATGGTCCAAAAAATCCTCTATTTAAATCACCTCTTGACACTTTATCTCCTATTTTTCTTTTGTGTTTGATGCTCCAAAGTAAAAACTAATTACAGCACTAGCTAATCCACCGAGATAACCTAATACTAAATTAATTAATGCTTCAGAATTTTGTTCGGGTGGCTGTAGTGTTACTAGAAATATGTACCCCATAAATCCACCAACAACAGCAATCCCCATAATTCTAGCTGTCCAATCTTTACTAAACTTTGACCTAGCATCTTGCCCATCAGCTACTTCTAGTTTAAAAACGTCTACATCTAATTCTTTCATTTGAACTTCAAAAGCATTTTCAGCTTTTTTAAGCTCAAGCATTTGTTCAGGTGTAGCTTGTTGTATAGCAGTCTCTATAGCCTTTGGAGTATTAGGAACACCCAATACTTCAGCTATCATATTAGCAGCCATACCACCCATAGGACCACCTAAAGCAGTACCTAGTGTTGGTGCTACTGCACCTACTATATTTTTTAACATTCCTTTCATACTATCTTCTCCATTATCTCTTCATACAATCTTCTAAAGTTTTCTAATTCCATAAACGCTAAACCTTGTCCAATCTGGTGCATCCTATAGATATTATAGGCTGTGTTTAATTGTTTCTCAGTGTACAGGAGCATTATACTTGCCCCACTACAACCTGCTGTAACTCCCAGCTACGTCTACCCACTTGCCCATACCACTTACTGTCTTGCATTTGTCTAGCCATTTCAAACCAGTTATGTTCTCTACAAGCTTGTAACATGTTACGAAACTTTGAAAGTCTTGTACCACCTAAGTTAAAACACATGTTGACTAACACACGTTGTATAGGTTCAGGTAAGTTATTAAACTCATCCTTGTCTCCAAACACGTGTATAGCTTCTGCATAATGCTTATCAAAGTCTATCATATAGTATCTATCTACAACTGATTGTGGAACAGGTGTCCCAACTTCCCAATCATATTCAGGGTCATTAGGTTGACATAGATGACCAACTCCTAGAGTCTTATAGCCTAAACTATCCATATAAATCTCTAGGACTTCGCCCTCGTGTCGTTTGATTTCAGCTTTACATTGTTCTATATTCATATTAGTCGTACCTTATAAGGGGTTTATTGTAGGGTAATCCTGTTATTTCATTTATTCTATCTGCTGGATTCTCCAAAGCAAACTGCACAGGAAAATCTTTTGAAACAAGCCCAGCGTTTTCTGCGTATCCTACTCGTCCTCCTTTTGAAAATGTAGGTACTGGAGTAATTCCTTTCTCTGCAACTTTAGCAGATTCCATAATACTAGCATCTAAACCTATAGCTTCTCCAACACCCTCTCTCCGAGTTACTTCTTTTGCTCCGGGGAAAGTTGTTTCCAAAAGTTTTAAGAACGATGTTCGGGGCTTACCTTCAACAAAACCGTAACCTGCACTAACAAAATCTTGCATCATTCCGACAACTGGATATAATGTTTCTATACTATCATTTTTATTATATTTATAATTACTTATTATTTTATCTAACCAAAAAGGTAGTAGTTGTCCAGAAAACATAGCACTGTCTCCTATAAATTTTAAAAAGTTTTCTTTACTTGCTAATGGTTCACCCATGTCTTCTCTAAACTCTTTATTAGGATTCATCTCAATTTGGAGTTGTCTGATACTTGCATATATAGGCATACTTCCTAAAATCATCAAAGCTAACTTAGCATCTCCATCTTCAACTCTTCTAATCAATGAGTTCGTTTGAGTTGTTTTAGCTTGTGCCCATGATAAAAAACTTCCTAAAAATTTAACGGTTGGATTATTAGACTGAGCAAATAATCTTCTATTTCCTACTTGTGGAATCAAAGCATCTCTATCAGCAGCTCTACGACCAGCTCTTTCAATTAAAACTTTACCCATTTTATCGCTATAGGCTTCGTCCATATTTTTAAATTTACCTAGGTACTTAGCATTGTCTACGGTTAAACCTAACGAACTAAGCTCTCTAATTCTAGCTCTTTTTAATTTACCTTTAGCTGCCATTTCTCCTAAATCAAAAGCCCTAAAAGCTCCAGCATCAAAAGCAAACTCTCTTGCAAACCTAGTAATTCTTCCCAACTGAACTATTTCAAAAAATCTTTGTTGTTTTTCAACTAACCATTTTTGTGTTCCGGTTGTAGCCATTAAACTAAAATCACTAAGTTCTTTTTCTAAAGCTCCGTTGTATCTTCTATTGTTAAATTTTCTACCAAGTATAGGTTCTTTTAATATTTTTCCTGTTTCATCTCGTGCAGTTCTTAACGCTAATGTAGATGAAGGTTTTATTGCTTTTGAACCTTGTTCTCTCATTTGTAATTTAAAAGAGTTGTAAGCTGCTTTGTAACTTCCGTTTTGCATTACTTGAACTAAATCACCCAATGAAGGTAAAGCTACTTTTAAAAGTTTAGTTGTTGACAGTACAGTTTGAAGAGCAAGGACTATAGTTCTGTATGATTCGTTTGAAGAACCAAGTTGAGACATACCGTGAACTTTAAACATTGCATTAACAGTATCAGAAACAGCCTTAATATCTTCTTTAATTAATTTTTGTAAACTAGCATTAGTTTCTATATCTCCAAACTTAGAGTAGTAATCTCTAATATCTTGTATTACATCTTTTAAACCTTGTCCTTTAGCTCCAAATCTTCTTGCAAACTCTGTAACTGGAATAGTGTTTTCAAATAATCTTAAGTTTGTATATTCAGGGTCTTGCACAAATAATTTTTTAGCATAAGCTCTTGCTTCTTGATCAAATAAAACTCTTTCATTATCAAAAAATCTAGCAGATTGAATAATAGTTTCGTTATCTTTCATGGCTTTACCGTTCTGTTTAATCATCCGGAACATATTATCTTCAAGACCTTGAGCAGTTACTATTTCATTCCTGCGAACATTATCAGAGTTGTTAAGATATAAACGTGCCCTTTCTACCAATGCCTCATTACTTAACAATTCTACTTCATCATCAATTAATTTTTGATTTTTATTTTGTATTCTAAAAGCCTCTACCAAAATATCTTCTGATTCCTTACGTCCAATTATAGAAACCATTTCTTTATCTAAAAGTTGAGTCATTCCATAAGCATCTTCTTCTTTAAAAAAAACACCTGTTTTACTTACGTATTCTTTAAAAGATTTATTTAGGCTTAAAAGTTTAGTAGCAACAGTTACTGCTTCTGAGTTTTCTAAATCTCCTTTTTCCAAAAACGAGTGCTTAGAAGTTGTAGGCATGTTGTGTTGTTGTACTATCCTACCTGCAGCTAAAACTGTATCGTCATCAAAATCTTGAGTAATATCAAATAAAGCTTTTCTATAATGGTCTTGAGTTTTTAAAGTTAACTCTTCTACAGATTCTCCTAAAACATCACCTACATCAGCAGACACAGCTCTAGTCGTTAACGTATCTTTACCAAACTTTTGTAAAACAGGCATCTCTCCTTGTAATTTAGCAGAGTGTGTACCAGAGATTAAAGGTTTTATTTTAGACCTAAAAGACCTTTTAAATATTTTTTCAGATTCTTCTAAGACAGCATTTTTAATTGATTCAGAAACTTTAAATTCAGACCGTTCTAAACCTTTACTAAACTTACCAAACACTGCTCCTGCAATCATACCACTATAGAAAGCTGTATCTGTTTCACCCTCACTAACTGCTAATCCAACCAACCCACCGGCTGTAGCCCCTGCCAATGGTCTAACCAGCTCATGTACCATAGCTCTAGCTAAGTTTTCGCCAAACTCTCCTTTTAATTGTCCAGCATCGTAAGCTTTCTTTAAAGAATGTAATCCTATTACTGCTATATTTTCAGGCTGTTTAACTAAGTTAATGTCGTTTATTTCTTCTTGTAACTTAATAAGTTGTTTTTCATAATCATTTAAACTTCTTATTTCATTAATAAGTTTTTGTTCTTTAATAGTTTTAGTAGTTGTAAAACCCGGAAGACTTGGTTTAACAGATGGGTCTTTTAAATCTTCAAATAATTTAGTTTCTCTTCTTTTATTAATCCTATTTATTTCAGAAACAATTAAATCTCGTTCCTGAAACTTAACTCCTAATGTACTAAGATTATCTTGGAAGCTTGTAATAAAAGGTT